AGTTTGCGAAGGTAGGCCGAAACCTACCCCCTAACCCGTTTTGGCTTCTTGGGATGGAAGAGTGTGATGCTCTTTACCCAACAGGCTCCATCAACGATAACACGTTGAGTACAGGTGCTCTAAAGACACCCATAAAGTAGTCATTCACACCTAGTGACATAACTAAGTCTTCGTCTTGGTCTATAAAGCACCCGAAAGGCAAGATACAAGCTGGCTGGTTGGAGATGTCGTTGCCTACAGGATCAGTCCAAGTGACTAGATCATCGTTTGTAGAGCCAACAAAGAGAGGTTCGGTCAGCATCTTCGTGACGCGAGTTAAGTCTTTATCCAGTGTGTAAGCACCAAGGGCGTACAGCAGATAGGGGCGCCTGTCGACTTCGCGACACATAAACTTCCAGTGATAGAAAACCAACCACTCGTCCTCAACGAGAATCGGCGCTGTTGAGTTAAATGTTGGGTGCTCACCGGTAACTTGTTTCAAGCAGGATGAGTCGATAATTTTGTCAGGCTCACCTGGTGTTTTGATGACGATTGGTTGCGTGGAGTAAAGAAGTCTTAGCCTCTGAAGATCCGAGAAGAAACACCAGTTCTTTTCTGCTTTACCTTCTTCTAAATTTAGTCCTATCGGCGGATAGAACTTATCAACTAAGCTCCCAAACTCGTCTATTGCTCCCGTACAAACTTTCGGTGTTTTTATAATTTTGTGTTTTGTCGCATCCCACTTTGTTGCGTAGGTGCTTGTTACAAACTGACACAGCAGATTGTCATCGGGCGACACAAAAATACGAGGGTCTTCGTAGCTAAGCCGGTGTGGCTTATTGATTAGTTTTCTAGGAGCTATAATTGTGTCATCAGTCAACATCTGACCAATATAGATATCTGTAGGTGTGTTGTTATAGTAGAAATACTTCATGTCGTGCCTGAACACGAAGTGCTTAGGTTGCGACCGCCACGCGATTAGAGTTGCGCCTCGGTGCTGAATCACGCAAGGGCTGAAGTTAGCGAAGCTGTCTGCTGGGAGTCCTGACGTGATTTTGGTAAACGTGCCTCCGATCTCGTGAGCTTGATCAAAAACTGAAGGGAAGCCAGATTTTGTAGGAGCAAAAGCTCGGCGAGCTACGCTGTTGTGATAGGTGCGGTAGCGATGAAACTGTGTCACTTGCTCAGCTCCTCCATAGCTTTATTGAATGCTTCGGCAATTCGATCCCAGCGATAAGCGGGATTTTGCGTGACTTTAAAGCAAGACTCGGCGACGTCGTTGTAAAAACCTTTGTCTTCGTACAGCTTAGTGAGCATAGCTGCCATATCTTTTACGTCCACGATGCCTCGCTCAACGCTCAAATCTTTGTCGTAAACCCAGGCTGCGATGTCTGCCAGACAAGCGCTCTTTTTCCAGATGTCGCTGAACGACGTGTGGTTGGGGAGAACGAGTGGCTTTCGACAAGATGCGTGCTCGAAAGGAACTAAGCCCCAACCTTCTCCGTTTGCTGTGTTTATACCTACGTCACAGGCGTTATAGATTTTATTCAGGAGTTCGTCCGGCGGCGCATTTGTGTAATCGATATTGCTTGTCGTCATCACCAGACGGTTGTCAGAAGGGATTCCCTTGCGCTTCATTTCCGCGTCGAATATTGCTCGAACATCCCATCCGAGATCTTTCTCGCTCATGTGTAGGTACAAGAGCGTGTCAGGCTTATCTACTGCAAATTCAACAAATGCCTTGATCGTCAGATCAATTTGTTTGCGAGGTTGGTTTCGATTTGCGTTCAGCACAATGAACTTGTCTTCCGGCAAACGAAGCATTCGCCTAGCTTCATTCTGATCGATGGGGAAGAACTTCCCTTGATCTAAGCCGTGAGGCACGACACCAAGAAGTTTTGGTTGAACTCCCTGAGCCGTTAGACGGTGCGCTTGCTCTACAGAGAACGTGATCGCAAAGTCCCAGTCTTTAATATACGAGAGCATGGAGCTCACGTAGTAAGCTGAGTCGACAGGAAAGTACGCAATAAACTTGAATTTTAAGGAGTCCTTCAGTAAGTGCACCCGCTCCCACACCTGGTTGACGATCCAGATGTCGTTCAGACAAATAATAAAATCGGGTTTTTCTCGTTCTACTACTTGAGGCAGTCGACCTATTCCAAATCGATCCGAAGGGTTGTGGGTTCCAGCGGGGTAGACCTTAAACGGTAAGTCGTGAGGATCCCCCGTATAGTTGATTCCATACGCTACAACTTCGTTGGTTAAAGCGAGGTGCTCGAGAATACTGTGTGTTACTCTAGCGAAACCCGTGTTAGAGAGAATGTCGCCGTACCAGAGGATTTTTGCCATTTGGCATTAGAATCTTGCTAACAGTATACAGACACTTTTTACAGAAACATGCCTAGTAGAGAGACTTTTGCGTATCGTCGTGCGTTAAAACTACGTGCAGCTAAGGCTGTTGATTCTGAGAGTTCAGCGATAGATAATATCTTTTTACGAGCAGCAGACGACTTTCATACCTTCTGTACAATTATGGATAAAGCTCCAGCTACTCACATGCTGGAATGGCATAAGCATTTAATAACAGGCGAGAGTAATAGATACTTATTAGACATCGCAGGCCCTAATTTAGATATTCTTGCGCCCAGGGGTAGTGCAAAGAGCACTGTGCTCAATATGTTCACTGCTTGGATTATCGGTCGACACACAACCGCAGGGCTACCTTTACAGATTATTTACTGTTCGTACAACATCGCCACAGCCATACCTAAGAGTCGAATCATTAAGCAGATCATCGATTCCTCGACGTACAAAAAGATTTTTCCGAAAGTTATGCTGCGCTCAGGTATGCAGTCGGACATCGGTTGGAGTATAGATTTTGATTACGCAGGCATTAGCCGCGTGGGTGATGAGGAATTTACCCTCCGAGCCGCCGGTCTTAGAGGTTCTATTACGTCAAAACGTGCTCATCTTGTTATCGTAGATGACCCTATCAAGTCTAGTACTGATATTAAAAACCCTACTATTAGGGAAGAGATGAACAACAACTGGAGTTCTGTGATCGCACCGATTATTTTTGAGGGCGGCCGGTCGATCTGTCTTGGTACTCGATTCCATCCGCTCGATATCCATAAGACGATGTTCATCCCGGATAAGGGCTGGAAACAAGTACAGCAAGAAGCACTTACTTATGATGACGATGGTGAGCCAGTCAGCTATTGGCCTGAGCAGTGGAGCGTTGATTACCTTCTAGGACAAAAAGAGCTCGACCCTGTTGCGTTCGCTTTCCAGTACCAGCAGCAGCCGGTTATGTCCTCGGACCTGGTTCTCTCGCCAGATCTTTTGATTAAAGGAGATGTGGTAACTGAATTTGATAGCCTCGCGGTGGGTATCGACCTGTCGGCGAGTAAGAATGAAACGTCGGACTACACAGCGTTTGTGCTGGGCGGTCGTTTAAAAGATAAGTACTATATTATTGACGCACACCAAGTGCGCTCTATAGGCAACCTTGAGAAGATAGATCTGCTGTGCAAGATGCTTGTTGAGTGGGGGATACTTCAGGAGGACAACGACGGTAAGTATTTTCCAACCTACTCAACCTGTTCATTAGTTGTTGAATCGGTCGCTTATCAGGCTTCTTTGGCGGCTGACTTACGGCGTGTAATGCTCAGCGAGTGGGGTCTAGGTAACTTGCATATCCACGAAGTCAAGGGTTTCCGAGGAGACAAGATCGCTCGTTTCCGAGGAACTTTGGGTCTCCTAGAGAACAAGAAAGTCACCTTTAACAGATATCGCAAATTCGATGCCTTGTTCGATCAGCTGATTAACATCGGTGCGACATCTCACGATGACTTGTTGGATGCGTACACTCACCTCGTCTGCTTTCTGCAGCGTCGCGGCAACTTCGAGATGGAGTACTGATGGAAGACTATAAGTTTCTTATCTTCGTTACGGCGCACAACCCTTTAGCAAGGTTTGACGCTCTACTTAAAACCCTGCGTGGTTATGAAGGCATACCAGGGATGAAGGATGTATTTATATACATCGACTATGAGCATAAAGATGATAGAGGTACTGTAAAAGATTTAGTTGAAGCTAACGTTACTTTTAACTCGTTACACGTCGTTGTAGCTTCAGAGTCTTGGGAGGGGTACTCCTTGACCTGGGCGCATAAAGGTCTGCTGCGTGAAGCAGTTTTAAACAAGTACTACGACTTCTACGTCTACACAGAAAACGATATTTACTTCACGAGTGAAAACTTCGTGTACTGGTTCTTGTACAAAGACAGACTGAAGAAACTAAATCTTGAGCCTGGGTTTTGTCGGTATGAGTCTTATGGGTCTAAGCAAGTGCCTTTTGATAACCACAAGGTCTGGCAGCTCAATAAACCAACCGAGTCCGTATGGGGCGACAGACCTTATCAAGTTGAGTCTTGTCTGACACCGTTGGATGACTGGTTTGTTGGATTCGTTTCTTTAGGCAACCCTTACATGGGGATGATGATTCTTGATCAGGAGATGGCGGAAGAGTACGTAATCTCCCAGAGTTCAAATCCTATAAAAAGTTTTGAGCTCACCCAGTTTCGTTGCTGGCCGCTCGCTGACAGAAGTTCTATGGGGCTAGCGTTTGAAAAGTTGCGAGGCGGTCAGGAGCATCGCCGGGTTGTGCCCGTTGTAAAGACTGGTGACAGGATTCAGATAGCTCCCTGCGGCCTAGTCGAACACTGCGACACAAAGTACAGCTTGGATTTAGAGGATAAGCTGGGTCGCGTTCTCGACGTCACGGAGATGTTTGGTTATGACTAAACCTGAGTATGTCCAACTAAGCTTGACCGATTTAGGTTCACAAGTGCAGCAAGCTGATCATGATCCTGTAAATCACCCTAGTCACTATACGCAGGGTTCGGTTGAGACAATCGACTACACGGAGTCTTGCCTGACCGCCGAAGAGTTTTGCGGAGCTTGCAAGATGAATGTGTTGAAGTATGTGTCAAGAGAGAAGCATAAAAACGGTTTAGAGGACCTCAAGAAAGCCCAGTGGTACTTAGATCGTTTGATTAGTTACTTGGAGAAAAGCAGTTCGACACGTTAAGATAGACGAAACAGTCTCTCTATATGGATATCCGCGCTTTTGGCTCTGTGTATGGGCAGACTTCCTCGCTACCCTACGCAAGCGGTTTTGCTTGGACCCCTGCTGATGGCCGCAAGAATTTTGCTACGTGCAGAGCAGTCTTTATCGAGGATAACGTTGGTGGTACGAAGGGTTACCTTACTGTCGAACTCTCGGATGCGCCTGGTCAGCACTCTACTGCCGTCAACTTAACAGGTAATAGTCTCATTCCTATTGCTTGTACTGCCATGATTAGCGGTAATGTTAGCGGCGTCTTCGTTCTTTACTAATGGATCCCTATACTCAGGCCGCTTTTGGTTTTGCTAAGGCTTACCAAATGAACATGCGTGCTGCTGACGAGCAGCGTCGCGCTAATCAGCCATCTAGTAACGCGTTTGCTGAGGGCGTGGCTGACGAGGAGCGTGACTACACGTATTCTCCGAACCCAC